AGGGAAGCCGTACTGACTTCAGCTTGTCGGAAGGTAGCTACTCCGTTCCTATCCCTGTATGAAGCAAATATACTACTATATAATGACATTGGGAAATATTATGTGTTAAATTTTTATAATGGTGTTCATTTGTTTATTAATACCTAACATATATGCCAACAATTGTCACTAAAATACATTGTAATCCAATAAGTATCCGTTCCTGTTTCTATCTCTTTTGGTAACAGTTCCAGGATGTCAAGCAAAGTAAATGCAGGAATACAATGTTCTTTTCTGAACGGTTCCTTGAAAGTTCTCCACTCTCGTAAAGATAATTGTGGTTGTTTGCCTTCCTCATAAGGATATAACATCCAAGTCATTGATGCATTACCTGTATTCACTCCAAGTTCTTGCAGGTGTTTCGTTTTTTCAATCGACAGCACATTCTCCAATATTTCCATCAGTTAAAATATTTTTGGTTTTATTTGATACGCTTGCAGTAATATATCTGTTCGTGGTTCTTATATCAGAATGACCAGCCATAGATTTCAGTTCTCCTTCTGGTATTCCCATATTAGCCCATCTTGTAATAGCTGTTCTACGTCCTGTATGTGTCTTGATGAACTGATATTTCGGTCCTTTCATAAGTACATTAGCTCGTCTTACAAATACCTGCTTGTTTATACCTGCTCTACATCCGAGAATTGGTAGAACTTCGTTCATTGTTGTCTTTAACGAAGATTCTATATTGTATTTATCGAACGATCTAACCTCTTTTATCATTTCTATAATCTTGGAAGGTACGGGAACCTCAACGTTCTTACCTGTCTTTTTTGATATATACGAAATAACATTTCCTTCCATCATAGAATCTTTCAATCTGAAAATATCGGAATATCTCATGGCAGTATAGCATTGAATCAGAAACAATTTCTTTACTATTTTTTCTGTAACGTTAAACGGCTCGACATTCCAGAATAATTCTATTTCTTCATCCGTAAGAGATATATTTGAAGGAGATTTTACGTTCAGTGAGATAATATAATCATTGATATATTTGCTCATCTCTTTTGATTCGGACAATATTCTTTTAAGCATTAAAAGATATGCCTTTTGGGATGATTCGCTTATCTTTCTCTTTGATTTTATAACATTGATCATATCATCTATCATGTCACGATTGACAGGCTTTTCAACGGACGGGACTTCCTTAAACGTAGGAATGGCATCATCAAAATCATACTCGTCATAAAGCTGATTGGTAAGATATGGCATTATATGTTTTGATAATGCTTCAAATCTTACCTTTCCGCTTCTTGTCTTTGTATTATTCAACTTTTCTATCAATACGCCTACAGTCATAATTGAAGGGCTATATTCGTTCTGAATTGTTTCAAGCCTGTTTTTTAAATCCTCAATCAACCTGTTCTGTGATTCTATCGTCTTGTTTAACCTATCTATTGTTTCAGCGAGAATCTGAATTGTTCTTTCTTTATCTTCCATGTCTTATATATTTTTGTTGCAAAAATAATAAAACTGTATATTCGATAGGTTAAACGATAGTTATCAACTCTTAAAAATGTTTACTACGCCCATTAATTTATAATCTCCCTCTTCATTAATGATACATATAGGAGCATTATTCTCAGGATTAGTGTATGCCAATGTGACATAATCCCCAGGAAATACCTTCAATGCGTTAATCATCTTTTCAATGTTCAGATTGCAATCAAAACGCCCTTGACAATATCCTTCAATTCCGACATTTTCCGATATTTTATACCCTGCATCATTTGTGTATGTTATATCCATTTTATTATCTCCCTCCCTGCAAACAAAATGTGATATGTTATACACATCTGACATTACCTTTATTCTTGAAAGGGAATCTATCAAGTCGCTAGTTCTTGCTTTAATAAAGTAATTAAAGTTTGATTTTATATTATTTACCAATGGCAGGTAGTTTACAAACTTAACCTCCATCAGAGTACAATTAAAGACAGACCCGAAATCCCCATAAGATATAGACATCACCCTTTCATCATCAGATACAGAAACAGTTACATTTTCTTCTGACAACATTTCAAGAAAGGATAACGCTTCCTTTACCGAAGTAGGCATTACATTTATGCACAAGTCCTTTGATATATCCGGCTGACATTCTATAACATCTCTTACAAATACAATCTTATCGGACGAACATATATCAATGCAATTATTGGAACAAATAAAATTTATCCCCACTCCACTAAGACTGGTCACAACGTCACTGATATCATTAAATCCTATGTTCCTTTTTAATGCTCTATACAGATCATTCCTGTTCACGTTGACCCTTATCCCGGTACCACGCTTACCTATTTTAATATCAGGATAAGATTCCACATCTTCTGCAAAGAAAGACGCTTCACTGCCATTGTAAGAGAATATTATATCCTTATCATATATCTTTACCGTAACAATGGAATCCTTTACTGTTTTGAGTAAATTTACAAGTCTTATTCCGTCTACTGCAAACTCCTGCCCGTCATTGCAGTCTGAATCAACAACTGGAATGATCAAACGCATCTCATTAAGGTTATTGTATGAAGTAACCTCTATTGAATTTTCTGATGCTACATATTTAAAACGAAAACATTTAAGTATCGTCAAGCCTGTATCGGAAAGACAGGCTTTGGCTGAGTTTAACGTTGAATATAAAACTTTTCTATCAAAAACTATCTTATTCATAAATGTAAAATTCAAATGTATTCAATCCAAGAAAAATGTTCTCTTTTATCAAGGTAATCCATGTCGTTCTCGTTATAATAGGCTTCCTTCTCAAACGATATATTTCTATACGCATTACCTTTTTGTGTAAGCCTGTACAGCCATTCCAAAATATACAAAATGTAAAACGGAACATACAAAAGTTCTTTCATTTGTTTTGTATGAATCGCTTCGTGATTGTAATCGCTTTCACGCATCGTACATCCTTTTCTTACGAAAAGAACCCCAAACAAATTTATACACTTGTACCCCTTGAATGGAATAATTTTGTTATATATAACTTTCATTGAAACAACTCTTTAATTATTTTTTCAAAACTTACTTTTGTAGTGCTGTTACGCATACAATAATCTTTTATTTGTAGTGTATTTGACATTCCTGGCTGACCACGCTCAATAGCGTCAAGAATATTCCACAACATTTCCTTAGACCATACGAAATATCCTCTAAAGAAATATGTAGCCATCACATCAGCCTGTTCTATTATGTGATTACGGTCATGGTTACTGTCAGGCATTTTAAGTTCTATGCCATATATCTTACCGTCATGTATATAAGCAAGGTCAGGCATACTTTTCTTTGCCCCTAGAGCACGGAACTCAGCCGACTTGTTACCACTTACAGCAGGATGGAGAAGTTCGGAAAAAAATGCCACAAGCAATCCCCTACATTCTTTACCTTCCTTCTCATTCCTGTAACTAACTACTATATCTTTCTGCATTTTCTTTTCTTCCGCAGATCGTTTTTCCTCAGCCATAATAAAAAAATTGTATTTGGCAAAGGTATCACGAAATGTGATATGTGAGAAGAATAAAAGGTTAAAGTTTGTTATCAACCATCTCGAATCCTTCACACATGTCATGTCCGCTGTTTCTTATCTTCATGGCAACGTGTTTTTCAAACCAAGGAATGTAGCATACGTATCCAACAAACAATCCATCCACAATAACCGTGTATCTATGCTTGCAGCGACAGCAGCAATACTCTCCGTTCCTGCAAGGCTTTGTGTTGCTATTTTGCAAGATCATCCAAAGAAATGTTTTCTGACAAGAAATCGTCCGTGCATTGTTTTACCACATCATCGAACCGCAAATCGCAATACTCGTCAATCCAGTCACCGATGAAGTATAGTTTGTTGCTTCCTGCAATAACACCAAACAGAATAGGATCTTTTCTTTTTTCCACCTCTTCTTTTTTCTTGTCAGATGGTAAATCTGTTCCGTTATTATCAAAGTCATAATGGAGGATAACATAGTTGTCGAATATTTCATATTTGTCTATGTCAGTCTTTTTCCTAATTATGTCAAATGGTATGATTCTAGTATAGTCAGAAATATAATCAAGGCATAGATTTTTCGGGCATCCTTTTGCAAACTTCATAAGATTTTCCTCTGATATAGCCTTGTATAATCCTTTGCTGAACAATATGCTTTCGTATTTACATATCACCATATTTCGGAACAGTTTTTCTTTCAAGGCGTGTTGACCAGATCTTTCAGCATAACCTAGCATCAGTATATAGTCTTTTATCCTATCCCTGTATTGCTTCATCTCGTTTTCTGTCTGTATCTTCACCTCAGAGAAGAAATGTATTACATCAAACTTTGATCTTCTGTATTCGTCTACATAATCCTTAATCTTTTTTAACCATGAACTTTCCTTATGTTTTCTGTCAAGAAGAGGCATTATCACTTGCTTGTGCTCCTGGTTTGTTTTTACAGAATCAAGCATTGTCGGTGAAACGGTAAGATTAAATTCCGCCACTCCTTCCTTGTCATTGCTTTCCATGTATTGTTTTAGGAAATCATAAGACATTACACTTGGATTAGGATCTTTCTGCTCTATAACGGAGTATTTAGGCAGATTAAAGTCAAGCCTTATCGTTTCGTGAAACAAGGCAATTTTACCATCGTTATTAAGTAAATTATTTCCCATGATTAAATGTTTAAGTATTGTTTTATTTCTTTTTCTAACTTGTCCAATGTACTGTTTACCAATCCATCCCACTCTTTCCCGTATAGAGGTATATCTCTTTTTATTGTAGAATGAAAACTAATTTGATTACCTAAAGGAAGATCAAAATATACGATAAAAGAAACTCTTTTATTTTTATCCTCTGAGCACCCAAAAGATAACTTACTTTCGTTATATATTTCGATAAGTTTGTCAATCAAATCTTCTTTCTTTGCATACATCTTTTCTGAGTAGGGAAATGGAGCGTCTTTAGCCTTTATGTTGTAATCTTGTATCTCCAATGCAACACGGTAAATTTTAGCCGTAAAATCTCCTTGTTTTATCTTTTTATTAAGCATTAATTTTACCTTTCTTGTACCTATGCCGCACATATTTTCACGTTTTAATTTTAGCATGGCTATCAATTTCCTGTTTTTCTCCAAGGCTTCTTCCTTTGCTTCCCTTTGTCTTTTACAATCTTCTATTACGGAAACATAATTTTCTTTTATCCCGAAAACGTCCATTCCGCCAAAACAAAATGTTTCAATATCTAATATTGTATTCTTTTCCATTCCAAGAAAATCTATAAGCCTTTTGTCTATGCCAAAAATATTCGTGTAATGTCTAAGATGTGACACGCAAACAATATATTCCGGGTTATGGGAATATTCAATCTCATCAAACACTTCCCAAGGATTAAAGTTATTTTCCATAATGTTATTTTTTGTTTCTTTTAATATACCCCCATATAAACTTGCTGGAATATCCGCACTCTTTCATGGCTTTACGAAAGTCATATTCCGTATTTCTGATATACAACTGCCGTATCGCCCAATAAGTATTGTATCCTTTAAGTTCCGCATACTGGAAAAATTGAGTAGGCGTCATTTGCTCGAACTTTAAATCTCCTACCAGTTCTTGCAGTTCCGCCATCCTTATTTCCTTTTCGGTTGGATATACATATCCGCAGAAAGGACATTCCGAAGCGGTTATGGCAATATATTTACCACACTGTTTACATTCCTTCACTCCCTGTATCCCTTCACATTTCCCCTTGTTATGCCATAAAGCCCATTTACGTTCTTTCTCAAACTTGCCGAGCCGTGATATGTTACCACCAAAGTCCAGGAGAAATGCTTCCGTCTTATTTGGGTGAAGCCGTATAGCCCTACCAGTTGCCTGGATATAGAACTGAACGGATTGTGTAGCACGATTTAATATGCAAACCTCTATACTTGTTTCATCGTATCCCGTAGACAATATACCACTGTTGCATATAACGGTGAATTTATCGTCATGGAAATCCTTGATAAGCTGTTCCCTGTTTCCTGTAAGATGCTTGTATTTTTCATATAACTCCAACTCATCCGGCTTGTTCTTGTCTATACCTGATATGAGGAATTTTGCAGGAATGCCAGCTTCATTAAATTCAGCACACATCCTTATCGCATTTGCCTGTGTGGCATCAAAACAGATTGCTTTCTTCATCGGGCAGATACGCATATAGTTTTCAATCACCCCCTTGTACTGTACAGACTTGTTGAACACTGCTCCCATCTGCCTGCTATCGAAGTCACCTGTACGATAATCGGTATTAACCTTAGACAAGTCGGGTGCGTCAACCGTAAACGTCCTTAACCTGGTTATGTTTCCCCGGTCCATCATATCCTGTATTTGGGCAGTTTCTATAATTTCTTCATAGTTCATGCCAAGCTGCCTTTGGTTTCCACTTCTCATCGGGGTTCCTGTAAGACCTACTACATACTTATCATCAAGCAAACCTGATTCAAAGAGATAATCTGCGTCAGACGAGTGCGCTTCGTCTATCATGCAGAGAGATACACTCTTAACCCATTTAACCCATTCGGGCTTTTCTAGCCTTCTACGGAGAGTTTGAGCCATTGCTGATACTACTAGACCTTTAGGTATGTTCCTGTGCTTAGGAGAGATGTATTCAGCCTGTATGCCAACTCTTTCCAACGTTCCCCCTGTCTGTGTCATAAGTTCAGATCTGTGGGATACGATAAGCACCTTATTCCCCTTTTCGACAGCACCTTTAGCCATAAAACTCATTATGACCGTTTTGCCGTAACTTACACAGGCTGAGAATATGACGTGTTTATGATTAGTCAGGGCATTTCTCAGACGGATTATCCCCACCTCTTGGTAATCCCTTAGCCTGATTTCGTTTGTACTCATCTTCTTGTATCATTCTTTCAAGTTCGTTTTTCAATGCAATCACAAAAGCCATACACTCTTCTCCTTCAAACTGCTTGACAAACTGCCTGGCGGAATCTTCATAATCAGGAACACATTCCTTTTTGAAGTATTCCTCATTGTCTTGAAGAACCATCCAATCCTCGAAGTGGTGGTTTGGTTTTTTCTTGAATATATGCAGCAAAATGGCAGTGTCACTATTTAGTTTGATTAACTTCCTGTCGTAGTTTTCAAATTCGTCAACGTAATCCGTATTCATCTTCGTAAAACAATTTAAAGTTCCTCCATCTATGCCCGTTTTTCCCCTTACAGAAAGAACTGCATGAGCGTTGTGGCATACCTAATTTCCTCTCACAGTCACAACAGGCTTCAAAGCATAGGAATCTGTTCGTGCCATCCTCTATCGCAATGACAGCCCTTGTGTTGTTTCTATGACCGAGATAAGAACCGTTTTCCTTTCGTTTCTTTATGAGTTCATTCATAATAACTCTTTTCTTTTCACGTTCCTCATCCGACACTTCCCTTCCTTTCTTAAATCCATAATTATGACCTTTGACGAACCTTCCTTTTTCGTCACGGTAAGATATTGGATAATCTATCCATAATTCGCTAATTGCTGGCATTGAAATCTAACTTTAGTTTTACAATTTCGTCACTCATGGTATGTACTCTTTTCAGCCATGCCATTTTCCATGCTTCTTTTCCTATGCCATATATACGATATATATCATCTCCTGCATCATCAAATTTGATAGGAGTGCAGCTTGTTGACTTACATTTCGTTCCGTCCATAAGTTCAACGTCACCTACACCCCCATTGAGCATGATAAAGTTGATATTGTTTTCTATGGCAAGATAGGGGATGATTATTTCATCCCCACGATTAGGTTTGTTGTGCTTGATTAATGTAGTCATTTACTTTGCTTATTGGGTATTTTTTTGCATCACGTTCGTTGAGTGAAAGATAAGATAGAGCCATTTGTAACTTATCCTCCATCCTGTCTATATCATCTTTATAATCGCTTCTGTCAAGTTCCCAATACAAAAGCCTTGACGGATCATTAACCGGGCGTAAATCAAATGGATCATCATCAGATTTACCGTCATATACGATATAATACATTTTATCCACATCGGGATGGGAAAGAAAATGCGACATTAACTGCCAATAGTATTCCTCTATAGCCTGTTCCTTTGTGGCTTCTCTCAAATATTCAATCTTACTTTCAGAAGTAAAGCATTTCACTTCTGCTATATAAGACAATTTACCATTGACATCAAATCCATATCCATCGGGAGAATCGCCATATCCATCATAGATATTATCGACAAAAACAATTTCGTCAAAATCATCCGCACAGGACATTAGTCTGGAGAACGTGTTATGGTTAAAACACTCTATAGCGTCTTTTTCATGATCCTTTCCCCACTCCATGTCAGAAGTGGATATATGTCGGCATGGTTTGTTTAACCTTCTCTCCCTTGCAACCTGATAAAGATAAGAGATAGCTGTATCTCCGAAAGGAACATCAACTGTCTTTCTCTTTACACCCTGTTTTTTTGCAACCTCTAGTTCGGAAGGTGTCATTTCCCTTCTCCCGGAAACCATAAGTTTTCCAATGGCGGAAGAGGTGATTTTACCACACCTCTTCATAAGCCATAATTTTTCTTTTTCTTCCGCTTCCATCATTTCTTAGTCGCTTCGTTAAACAATTTCATAGCTTCCGCATCCACATCATAGCTTGCCGTGATGTATCCAATGTCGCATTTCCCACTTTTCAATGCTTCCAATGCAGCCTTGAACTTATCAGAGTTCACCGTCATTTTCTCTTTCTGTGGTGGTGGCGGAACATCACGCCCTATACGCAATCCGTAAACCTTTCCTCCATCGCTTGGGTCACGTGTCAGTTCCTTGCATAATATTACACGGAAATCATGGATGGTTTCAGGATAATCAGTTTGTGCCAGCTTGGTAAGGCGTTTACGGTTCGTACTGTTCAACAGCATAGGTTTAGGAACAAGGTTTGTTTCTTTAAAGTAAGCAATCCATGATGGTTTCTTACTACCTTGTACCTTTGCATTCTCATCCCATACGATATGGGATATTGTAGCAATAATAGACTGACCGTTAGGGAGTATTTCTACTCCCACATAATCAGATTGACTTCCAGTTCTCCAATGATGGAGAACCTGGTTTTGTTGTTCGTTTGACATACTTTCTTAAATTTAAATAGGTAAAACTACAGTTGAATTTCCCGTTTTGTCTACAATGACGCCCTTTCCGCCTATAACAGCTTCCGTCTTGTGTCCACTTGGGTATTCCGATAAGCAAGAATCATTTTCCGCTTCATACGGATATACATCCATAATGGCAGTTTCGGCTATGGATGAAATCACATAGTCTGCCATTGTGCCTTTCATTCCTTCGTCAAGTTTCTTTACAGCATCTCTCAAATCTGATGCCTGAACAAGCATATAGCATGATGTCTTTTTCTCCGCTCCGCTTTTTTCGTCCAGAGTGATGTAATACAGCTTACACTTAAACCAGCGATCGGCTGCATCTTCCTCAGAGGGGAACAGTTCGCTGTAATTGGAGCGTTTAATGTCCGAAACAGTGAACTCGCCACTGATAAACGGTGTCATTTCAGATATAATACGTGCTTCCGCCTCAGTGAAGCTAAGCGCATCAACTAGGTATTGCTCACTTACTTTCTTATTCATCCCATTTTCTGCTACTTTTTCGTAGCGAATTTTACACTCAAAAAATGTTTTCATATTTATTGTTATTTAATAGTTCTATTACGGTTTCCTTAAACATTTCTTCGTTTTCACAAATGATAAATTCCTCAAAATCATCATCCTCTTCATACCTAACACCATCTTTATACATTGTCATTTCTCCAAATGAATTTGGATATGGTGCAGTCAGACCATTGTAATCACAACAATCAGGATATGTTTCAGGTATAAGTCCTTGTCCTTTTAGCCAATCCCTTAGTTCGGGAGTGTTTTCATTTATGTATGCTTCTTTTTTCATGATTATAATACATGCTGTTATGTAATTTGTGCCACTTATGAGGGGCGTGACAGAATCGAACTGTCCTCCTCTACAATGCCGCGCGTCACATTAGTCACACCATCCAAACGTCCCATGTTCGCCCACCCTATCTTTACAGACCGAGCAGGCGGGTTGAACAAAAAGTTCACTATTTTTCTGTTTCATCTTCAACTATAATTGAAAGCTGACCGCAAGCGGCTCCGTTCTCAATCTCTGACTTTGTTGCTATTGCTACTGCGTAGTCATAGCCCATTTTTTCAAGCTGTTCTTTAATCTCTTTCATGATTCTGTCAATTAAAATGTTTATACTAAATTAACTCCCTCGATAATTCCATTGCCGAGTTTGTTTTTCTCTGATATATTGTTTGGATTGATTGGGGACAACTTCACAAAGAAGTGCTTCTTATCAAAATACTTTTCCAGTTTATCCGCATCAAAGTCTGATTCATCTACCAATGTTAAGTTGATAGTGGTTTTCAAGTTACTTTCTGTTCTTATTTGCCCAAGTTCCTCAATAGACATTTTCTTCGGATAAGGAATAAGCCAGTCTCTCTTTTCTTCATCGAAACTATGCAAACTTATTTGCAATGTTACATTTCCCTTTACAAAAGAAAAATCACTACCTTTAATACCAATCGTAGAAACATAATGATGTGTATTCGGGTATATTTCAGTAATCCGCTCAATAGCTTCTTTTACGGCTTCTATGTTTAAGAAAGGTTCGCCCATACGAGTGTAGTTAATCTTAAATTCCTTTGAATCCTTCGGGCAGCATCCAGATTGCTTAATGGCAAATAAAACTTGGTCTACTATCTCGTCCGCAGTAAGATTGCGGTATTTCTTCATATTACCAGTAGCGCAGAACTTACAGCGTACAGGACAACCACTCATGGTTGAAACTCCAATCATCCACCTTTCCGAACGGTTTCCAAGATTTTCGTTATCCAAAAAGTTCTGCTTCCTTCCGATAGCGTCTTTTGTGTAGTACGGCAAGAATGTGTCAGTGGTTTCTACAAGCATTCCATCATCTAGCCGTAAGCAATACACGATACCATTCCCAAAACTCTTGTTTTTTACTATTTTCATAATCATTCAAAATTAAAGTTATCCTCACCGTTAGGTTCTTCGTCCGGCATATCATTACCGAAATCCATAGGAATGAACCAATCTGAAATATAGTCTTGCATGATTTAATCCTCCTTTTGGCTACTTAGCCATTCTTTATAATCTTTCTCGTAATATTGGGGTATTATACCTTTCCTCATAAAGTCTATGTATTCTTGTACAGTACAATCATCCCAATCAACTCCGTTATCTGGTATATCTTCCGTTTCTGATGTACAAAGAGTGTATTCAAATGGATTATACCCACTGTTAAGCCCATATTCTTCAACTATCTTGATTACATTTTCATCAGTGGTTATTTGTTTGATTTCACTTTCAGCCACACACCCGGATATTTCAGAGTGCTTGCCAAGTACTTCACCGAAGTAAACACTGATTTTGTTATTCACTAAGTATTCGACATCTTCTGTGTCTGCAATAAATACTCCTTCAAGATTGCCCATTCTTCCGCAATCGAAGTCCATTTTAAATAATGCTTTCATAAATTTACTCCTGTTCTTGTTTGAAATATTCGTACTTTATCTCTCCATTTACGATCATGTCCATAATTTCTTCATCGGAAGATGTGGCTATCTTCATCATGAACTCATCTTTCTTCACCTTTTCAATATCTTCATTTTCAGTATTCCCCACCTTTTTTGCCTTTTCAGACATATAAGACACAGCATCTTTAGCTATTTTCAAGGCATAATCTGAATCGTATAAAGACATCATGGATTGAATGTATATTCCGTTAATCCTGTCAAATATCTCCTGTTGGGGAAGGCTTAGGAACTTTGCCGTATTCGCTCCCATCATCACCTTTATCTGCCAAGATGTTTTTATATTCACTATGTGAATCCATCCCTCTTTGATAGGGCTTTTAATAATATAAAAGTCACCTACAATATATCCTTCGTCTATTTCTTTCTTTTTCATAGCTTATATTTTTCCAAAGCAAGAATCATTTTATGCTCTTCAAGGGCTGATTTTATGGTATCGTCAATTATCTTGTTGTGCGTTTTAGAATCTATATCCAATTCTGAAACATTGTATCCATTGTCAATCTTGTTATGAATACTGAAATAATAATTTCTTATTGTCAGTACGTTATTATGTATTTCTTCGCGTGTCATTTTCTGGGTAAAAATTTATTTTTAACAAATGATAAAAGCATCACGGATATTTCATCGGCATATCTTGCAAAATCATCCTGGTATTTCTCGTCAACATTGTTATCCATCCATAGTATTTGATTCTTTGCCATAGTACCTACCTTTTCAAGCGTTTCAAACATTTGAAGGCTAGATCCGGGGAGTGTTTTCTTTAGCATTTCATTCAACTCTATGGAAGAAGAATGGATAATATCAGCACAGAAAGCAATGGCGTTGACATACATCATCCAATCCATTTTCTCATCATCAGACATCTTCTTGATAATATCCATGCCCCTTACATATTTACCGTCAGGATAAGCCTTGATATATGCTTCCTGAAACTCCTTTATCTTAGCTGTTACATGAGAGCATTCAACCATACGGCCTTTCTTGATAAGATCGTTCTGTTGCTTGCGCAACTCCTTCATCTTTTCCTCTCTCTCACACTCCTGTATTAACAAATGTCTTTCCATCTTCAATTATCTTCTATTATTTTTATAAGTTCTTTAAACTGGTCCGCAATTATCTCTAGTTTTCCCTGTATCTTCTGATTCATATTACCGTCCTTGTAGGAACTCTGAAATCCTTCATAACGTGAATCAATGCTGGAATAGCAGAATGAATCAGACGTGATGTCTACCATCGTATTGTCACCGTCTATGAACGGTTCTGGTATGTCTACTTTTATCATCATAGCAATCCGAAATAACTGTCTAGTTTTTCAATCGTTTTATCTCCATCCCTCAGGACGTACTCAATGACTTCTCGCCCTGAAAGTGTTATTCTCAACTTGTCCACAGGCTGGACATTGGCTATACCTTTAGAGTAATTGTTATAATGAACAATCTCCCATCCTTTTATGGATGATAGCATTCTCCGTTTGCCACACAAATTTATAGCTTTTGGAGTAAATTCCTTCTCTTTCTTATCCATAATCAATCGTTTTTAAACTTTTTAAACATCTCATCTCCCAACACTCCGATAATGAACATGGTAAGTTCTATTTCCCATTCATCTTCCTTTCCCTTCACGAACGGATAAGTAAGCTGATGCCATTCATGGTAATCAAACAGCTTCATACGAAGCGGATAATAATCAAACATTTTCTTGTTTTCATAAAACACACGGATATGATTTTTCTTAATCTCCGTGTAAGACAAACCGTAGTAATCCAGTATCTGGTAGAATTTGTCCATAGGGGTAAAATTACATTTCATTTGATATATTCTTTTAGTTGTTTATGCAACGATTTCATATACTCTATTATTGTATCCGCATTAGGATCTGAAAAGTCAATATCCTTTACGCTTTTCAACTTTAACCCATACACTGAAATAACAATAACTTCTATGATGTTATGTTCTCTATCTTCACGGTATAACACATCTTTAATGCTAGATGTATTAATAATGGGAAAGTCACCAATTTTTATTAAAGATTTATACTTACCTAGCATCATTGGCATTATTGACGTTATGTCGTTTTCTACAAAATCAAAAAACATATTCTCGTCAACTCCGCAATCTACTGTTTCAAGAAACATACGGATAACTTCCCACTCTGATTTTACGTGAAAAGTATTATCTGACTTATCTACAAAGATGCCATCACCAAATCCATCCAACGCTTTTTCGGAAGCGGTGTACCCTAATCGTTCAAGTCCGTTTCTTATGTCGTTTGAATCCTTTCTAATCAATACCTTCATGAAAAATATTATGTTTAATTATTATTGTCGATTGCTTCGGTAGGCTAACCTGCTCACCGTTTTCCTTGTTGGTCAAGATATATCTTTCCCCGGTATCACTAAACAGGAAATCATCTTTTACAAAGGGTATTTTCTTTCCATCATACCCTACAATAAAGCAGTTTTGAAAAATTTCTAGTAGAATCATGGTTTTTTGTTTTTAGCACATAAAGAAAAAATAGGTTTAACATGAAATGCGTTTCTTACAATCCAGTCATAGTCTACGCTTTTTGGATCTCTTTCAATACTCCAAAGTTTGCTGGCGTAATTCATATCGCTTTTCAATAATCTGATTTGTCTTTTCTGCCTGTATATAACAATGTAAGGACAGAATACAATCATCATTATTTCTAAAAACTTTTTCATATAAATTTAATGTTTTTGTTATTTCTCATATAGTGTCAAATTGGTTATAAATGCCTTATTTTTATAAATTTACCTGCGTTCTCTTTTCAATTAATATACTTTTTCTTGTATCTATCAATCGTATCTGTTTACAGTTGATAGAGCCTTTGTTCACTTTAGTTCCGTTCAATTTCCTAATATCAAAGGAGCCATTACTTCTTCTTCCAAAAATGTAATACAACTCTTTTTGGTATTCAACCAGGTCAAACAACCTAAAACCTTTTACCAAGAATGGTGCTTGATTGAGTTTCTTTCTGCCACCTTTCAAGAAATTAGCTTTGTGTATTTGTCTATTTTGGCATCTTACTTTCTTCTGATAGAAATAATATCCAAGAGGTTTAGCAGTAGGATTACCACTGATACACCTTGCATCCACATAATGGTCTTTAGGGAGATTATTAGTGGTACGGGTATTCTTCGTGATATAACCAAAAGTCATACTTACATTAGGATAGATATTCTTTAGCCTATCATAGAAACTCCATCGCATAATTCCCATAAAGGCGGAATCTCTAAATGACTTTCCACGCTTTACATTTAATTTAAACTCACCTCTATGATATGCCTTATGGCAAGTTTCGCAAAGGGTAATCAAGTTGTTTGGACTATCCCCTCCAGTCTTTCTGCTCTCTATGTGATGCACATTCAAGACTTTATCTTTACTCTTACCCTTACAATGTTGGCAAGTATGATTATCTCTAAACAATACGTATTCACGCACATTGAAGAAGTCAAGTTGTTCTCCTTGTTGGTATTCACTGCCGGATATAATTGGATTATTAATCTTTTGTATATCAAAGGAAGCCGTTTCAACTACGATATTAGTTATCGGTAGGAACTTATGTATTTTCTCTACAACAGTCAAATGAGTTTGAATTTTGTTTTCAACAGATGGTGCTAGCCAACCTTTACGCTTGGAAGATACCCTGTTATTGAAACGAGCCTTGCGATAACGAAGCCTACTCCTACGGGTTCTTCTTTGTTCCCTACGAGTAGATAGCTTATCCACAATATCGTTTCTCAATTCCACATCTGCTGCATACAATTCCTTCTCACTTGTTGTTACTGAAATGCCTATATGCTTGCTACCAGCATCTACACCCAAACTTACGGGCTGTGTATAATCTGTTGTGTCATAATCCAATTGAATTGTGAACGGAATACGGCACACAACATGAGCTAGACTGTTTTTTAACAGCCTTCTCACCTTACCAAACCTTTCGGTTGGCATAAGTGCTTGTCCTTGTTTGTTAATTACGTAAACCATTTTTACTATAAGTCGGATTTCTCCGTTAAATGCTCATCGACAATGTTATGGAGAGGTTTCCCGTCAGCAACACTATTCCTACCCCACAGAATTGTTTAATCACTGACCTTAGAGCAAGGGGCTTGAGCAAACACCCCTTGGTAACTATATATTCTCCCCTAACGTAGCACCCGAAGTGCTTAGTCTAATCAACTTGGGATTTTAGCCTAATGAGTAGTTGACTATAAATATGCTTGCTTCTACACTCAAACATGATGCAAATATAATCAATAAAATGACATACTATCAAACATTTTAAAATACATATTATTTATTCACATTTATTAAAGTATTCCTTAAATACGTTTACATTGTATGTGTTTACCTGGCAATGGTTATCGTCAAAAATCTTTTTTATCTGATAACCTAGCTTGCAAGATATTGCTTTCATCTTCATCCGGCTAATTTTTTTCCAGTTGACACCGTTTTCCTTTGCCCATCTTTTGATACTGTACCATTCATTGGATTCGTTTGGTTGTGGCTTTAACGCTTGATTCCTTTCGTACTCATCAGCCCACGCCCTGGCAGCTTCGGCAGGATTGTTGAAGTTTGGAAGTCTTGATGATATAGAAGTATTCCCCGTGGTAAGAAGCTCTTCGATCTTGTCGTCTACCCAAATAGCAAAATCAGTGGATAATTTTTGAGCAACCCTAAGAGCTATTTTTTGATGTGCCCATGTTCCTTGCTGTGATACATTCCCTCCCTTTATAATTTGCAGTAAATCAGTCGAAATAAAATTTTTTATTTCGCTCAAACGATTTACATAATCAGTCATTTCCTTGGAATTTATAATAGTGGATAGATTTTTATCAGGAAATAACCTAGCAAAATCTGTAAGACATACAAGGATATATCCATTCATCTTACGCATCCTAACATTTATTCCATTATAAGAAAACATCTTACCCATTTCGGAGGGATTTACCGTACTTAAAACAACACCTGTGTCATTTAAGTTTTCTTCATTTATCTGTCGCATAAATAAAAAAAAGCAGAGATCTCTTCAACTTGCGACAGTTATACATTAGACTTATGAAAAATGTATGAAGAAACCTCTGCTTATATTTTAGGTAGCAGCTATCATTATAAAACAAAAAAGTCCAAAAACTATCGCACCGCAAAGGTACATAAAGTTTTCATACTACCAAAAAAAATCATTATTTTTGCAAAACAATTAAAACAAATAATATATGGCAAAGAAAGTGATTAGGGTGAATGTTAAATCCCCTAAGGTAACATCAAATAAAAAGGCATCTCCCATAAAGGTCAAGATAAACATGAAGAATACGGGAGGAACACAAGCTATGGGTAAAAAATAGATTACTTATTACAGCACCTATATCCATCACTAATGGTTTGATGTGTGTGCACTTTCCTATCTCCATACCTTTGATGTAAGTATAATGCAATAAAGAATCCAACAGTAACAAAACCAATGGATGTATAGTATATTGCATTAACCAAATGCGCATCCTCAAACACCACATTATTAAATACAATATCCAGTATTGCATATATCAACATCTCAATGACAAATACTCTATGGTATATACAAAATAAAAACACCTTTGACAACACATAGAACAATATTGCATTAAACAGTTTGGCGTTAAAGAATACAGTAAGATACTTATCCGAAAACGGAGTGGCATACTGAACATACTCCAACGTGTCACCATCATAATACTCAATAATATCCCCTGTGCCAACAGAGTGTATAACCTCACACTGACGGACAAGTATTGCAAGACAGAACAATATAGGATAACATCTTATCACCCAAATAAGAAACGTCCTGTAGAAATTGTTCAAACTTTCCTCTATCATTTTATCTTTCATCTGACCATTCTAGCTAAATTTCTAATAATATCTTCTTTCGTTCTTCCTTTTAACAGGTTAAGATCAATTGTTGCAGACCCTACCTTTACGCACCCATCAGATATGTATTGCTGCACACGTTCGTTCACAAGATAGTCAGCACCAAGCATATCCAATTTGGACAGTCCTTTTACATCATTGCTCCTGCTTAGTACAAATCCACCTACCGTTCTCCAGATACGCCTGTATTGGCTTATTCCGTCCTTTACAGGCATGATTATGTCGTTTTCAAACAATGGTATTCCGTTCATGTCAAACACGCCTGTAAACCATTCTACAACACAACCACTGCTATCTCTTACACGCCCATAAGCATCTATGGATACATCGTCAATAAGAAGTTCATATCGCCCCGTTACTCCATTAAATATACGGAGTAACGGGAAATCAATGTCGCTACTGTTCATTTCTTTTCAATTTATTCAAAACACGTTCATCTCTTGTGAAATCTTCTCCGATTTGCTTCTTGCTTTCAATGATCTGCTCTACAAGCATTATACACTCCTTTCTTATCTCTTCGGTTTCATTATAACCGCAAGCCTTATCGACTAGTCTTTCGATGTTTGACTTGATATTAGAAAGCTGTTTGCAGAGAATTTTTAATCGGAAATAACAAAAATCAATTGTTGCTATCTGCTCTATTCTTTCCATTTCCCTTAATCGCTTCAAGACATTCCTTTATCCCATCATCAAAACCATGCTTGTACCCCTTAGCGTATTCTCCAATGTTATACACCGCCATTGCAAATACAAACAGGATGATACCTAAAGCCTTATGCCAACCGGGCAACGATATGGAAAACGGTTTAAATGTAATTGTGAGATCGCCAACCCATAAAATAGCTATTATGAATATAATTGTAAATAATATTGTTTTCATAATCATATAAGTTTTAATGCTTCCTGTATTCCAGCTTCCAGTGCTTCCTCGTAGGTGGCATATACTTTATAGCCATTCCCTTTGTTTATTTCCTTCTCCATCCAGTCGCTTTCTTCTACTGGAACATTGAAATCACAAAAAGAAAGCGTCCATCTTTTTCCAATAACAGGTTCTACATATACATACACACCTCTTATTTCACGTAGCCACTTTTGTGCAACGGATTGAGTGGGACGACTATAACACAATTTTGGCAAATTCTTATTTGTTCGGAACACAGATTGCATTATCCGATTATCGTCTTCTTTAATAATATCTTTACAATACTCATTAAATCCTTTCTCTTTCAGCAACTTTGCTGTTTCTAATGTTACAAGTTCTTCGGTCATAACTATTTCTTTTTTAATTCATTCAACACTTTCTTTACTAATTCATAACGTGGTAATTGCCAATCCTTCGCAATATCATCTATTTTATCGTCATAATGATTGTCGTAAACATACTGATTAAGGCTGTCAACAAACTTATCATCGTCAAGTCCTTCATCGCAATCATCAAACATATCAAGTTCACAGGCTAACTTGGAGCATTCACAGTGGGATACCCAGTCATAAACATTGGTCTGTCTGTTGTATTTTTCTCCAACGGAAATTACTCCACCGCAAAAATTGCACCTGTGCTCTTTACGAGCGACAGGAGTTTTATCTCTTAACACTTTCATGGTTATTCTCCTTTCTTCTTTTCACATTCTTCACATTCTTCACACTCTTCACAATGCAGCTTGTAAGCATGGGCAAACATTCGTAGAGTAACAGGTTCAAAATGAAAATCCGCCTGTTTCCCTTCTATAAGAACAGAAACACATAATTGTCCATCGCAAAAGTCAATATACGCTTCACCACCTCCATCTCCTTTAATGGAAAGTGTTTGTGTCTGTACGCTATTCATTATTCACCTCCTTTAATCTTTTAATTAGTGCATCAGCGCAATTAACCGCATATTTAGCGATTGCATCAGAATTACCCCCACAGTCATCTGCTACAACAGCCTTAATAATATCTTTCGCTAGTTCATATCGCCTCTGTTCCCAGTCAATAGCTGAAAAATCAAGTTCGCATTCTCTGTAAACCATGTTA